AAATTAGCTAGCTCCGTGGACCGTCTTAACGATATGATTCGAAGCCTAACACTTCAATCGTTGGAGATTGACGGTAGCCAGTACGAAATTGATAAGCTCAACGCTAAGAACCAATATGAATCGAACAATAAGAACATTCGAGATATTATCCGTTCCGCAGCGGGGCTTAATAGTGTAGGTGGTGGTAGCGGTGAAGCCTCCGGTGTATTAGCTGCAGCTAATGCTCAACTTGGCAAGGCCTACTCACTAGGTGCCGACGGTACTTGGGCTACGGATTGTGGCAAGTTGTTCGCTGATTCCGTTAAGGAAACCTTCGGAAAGGACGTACCTCGTTATGTTCCTTCCATTATGGACGCGGCAGCAGCTGCGGGCGCATGGCATCCGGCTGGTGATGGATATACACCTCAAGCAGGTGATGGCGTCGTAGTTCTTGGAGATAATCACATCGTAATCTCCGATGGTAACGGCGGATACACTGGCGCTAACTCTAGCACAGGCGTAGTCGCTAAACAGTCCGTTGAGGGAGACTTTGGAGCGGTTACTGGGTATGTGGATACGGCTAAATTGGTAGGCGCATCTGCAAGCGCATCAGCCTCTAATGATGCCCTTAAGAACGCTAACGCGCAAGCGTTGGCCAACTCCAATTTAGTGGCCGAGGCAAGAGCCAAGAACGAAGAAGTATATCAAAAGAAACTAGCGGAGGCGGAACGTAATCAAACAATCCGTGTTCGTAAGATGAATGAAGATATTACGAAACTTGACCTTGAACGTACAGGGGACCGATTACAACTTATCAAGACCGAGTCCGATGCACAAAAGGCTCAAATTGATGATAACGTTCGTGAGTACACCAAGGCTGTAGGCGATAAGAAACTCGCTGAGAAGAAGGCAGAGTCGGAACGATTGAAACTCGTCGCTGATACTGAACAGAAAATCAGAGAGCTTGCCTATACGCAAACATCGGAAGCGCTAGATCATCAGTCCAACCTGGTGAAACTTGGCCACCTCACACAAGAACAGTCCGATGCGATATTGGCCGAACAACTACAGGCCTATATCGACTACTCGAAGGACGAGCTAGCTAATGCTCAGATGACGGCTACGCAACGCTTACAAATTGAGAAGAACCTAGTTGAGGCCCAACAAAAGCTATGGGAGATGGCAGGGCGTAACTTGAAATCTCGATTGAAGGAAGCAGCGCGCCAATATCAAGAGGAAACAGTGAATTATGCTGACCTTGCAAAGTCGACCTTTGACAGTACCATGAGCAATATCAATTCGACCTGGACAAGTAATCTCGAGGCTATGGCCACGGGTACGAAGTCCTTCAGTAAAGGGCTTATTAGTATATTCAAGGATATGACGAACAGCATTATCAAGATGATGGTGAACCTATCATTCCAACAATACCTACAACCTAAGCTACAAAGCCTATTCGGTGGAGTGGTCGGAGGTATAGGGAATATTGGTGGAGGCGGACGTACCTTCTCCACAGGTAGGTCCTTTAGCTCGGCGTTCAGTAGTCGAGGGTTCTCTAAGTTCGCATCCGGCGGTGTGGCACCTACAGGTATGACATTGGTCGGTGAAAACGGACCGGAGCTCCTTCAATTCAACGCTTCTCATCGTATATATAATGCGAGTCAAACTCGTAAGATGCTAGGAGGTAACCAGGGGAATAACGTTACTGTTAACATCATTAACCAATCTGGCCAAGCCCTTGAGTCTGAGCAACAAAGCTCGAGATTCGATGGAGAAAATTACATCATCGATGTAATGGTTAAGGCCGTAACAAATAACAAAGGAGGTGCGCGGGATGCTATTAAAGCAGCCGCAGGTTAATCATGGCAACATTTCCAAACATTAGATATCCAATATATCCAATTCAAGAAACTACACCGGACATGACCTATAAAGGCCAAGTAGAGAACATGACGATTATTAGTCGCCGTAAGACTACTAAGGCCCTACGGTCATACAACGTGAATTATAAGGTGCCTACCTCCGAGTATTTACGGCTCAGGGCGTTCTTCGACGAAGTCAACTGTTCGACCGTATTCGACTGGACGAATCCGGAAACGAAGGAAACTATCAAGGTACGATTCAGTGATCAGTTAGACTTCGCAGCGAATGACTACGGCATATGGGTTGGCACCGTGAAATTACAGGAGGCATAATATGTTAACACTTTCAACAGCTTCTATCTTGGAGAAAAACAAAATAGACGCCACGGGTGTATGGCTCATGCTCCTTGATATCGAATACAAAGGCGATATCGTACGGCTCGTATATAACACCGAGGATATCACCTTCCAAGGGAATAAGTACATCGCGTTCCCATTCAAATTAGCGGACGTCAACCATAACTCGACTGACCTTCCAAACGTGAAATTGTCCGTGTCCAATGTGACACGGACTATCCAACGCCTGGCCGAGGATAATCAAGGGTTCACGGGTGCGAATGTCATTGTCCGTGTAATAAATACAAATGTACCGAATGTGTGCGAAGTAGAAGAACACTTCGTTATTACTGGCTCCGTCGCTAATGCAGAGTGGATGGAGTTCACACTAGGTACGGATTTTAGTTTCACACGTCGGTTCCCCTTAGTCCGCATCATGAAGGACTTTTGTCCTTTTAAGTTCAAAGGTGTTCAGTGCGGATATAAAGGCGATGAGACTGAGTGTAATAAGACTTTGTCACGATGTAGGGCACTAGGTAATAGCGTTCGATTTGGTGGCGAGCCAACGATTCCGCAGGGAGGTCTGTATGCATCTAACAAGTGATATGTCTGATATGCTAGGTACTCCATTCGAGGAGCTTAAATGTTGGGACGTAGTGGCCGAGGTGTATCGCCGTAACGGTGTTACGCTTCCAAACTACACAGATATTCCTATGGACGAGTGGCAAGAGGTCAAGGAGCCAACAGAGGGCAGTGTCCTGGTATTTTCGCTGAAAGGTAAGGAACTTGACCACGTAGGCGTGTATTTAGGCGATGGTCGATTCATTCACGCTACTAAGCCAAGCGGTGTATGTATCGAACATATATCTAAATACACGCCTAGGCTTAAACATATATACGATAGAAAGGAGTAGCCGATGATTAATGTAGTGCTAGTAAGGAATCCGTTTAAACCAGATCAGCATGAAACACAATACCGCCCTTATAAGGCGAATAAGCCGTTGAGCTTTTATATTAAACAAGATGGCGACTGGGTATACTCCATTAATGGCCAAGAGGCTATGCTCGATACCATTGTTAATGATGGTGATTATATCGTGGCTATGCCTCAAATCGATGGTAAGTTCTTTGGAATTATTTTAACCATAGGCCTTAGTATCGCCACAGGCGGTATCGCTAGTGGTGCGATATTTGGTATCCAAAGCCTAATATGGCGCACCGTACTCTCCATGGCCATTGGTATGATTGGCAATATGCTCGTCAATAAGTTAACTCAGCCAAAGGCTGACCGGTCTCATACGGACTCCGCACAGGCGAATACATATGGCTGGGGAGGGGCCAAAACTGTAACCGGGCAAGGGTACCCTCTAGCCGTTACATACGGCCGTATGAAGAGCGCAGGGCTCCTCTTATCTCGTCATATTATCAGTGATGGCGAAAAGCAGTACCTTAACCTCTTATATTGCGCCGGTGAAGGCGAGCTATCCAAAATCGAGGATATCCGTATCAACGCCAACCCGGTTAGTAATTACCAAGATGTGCAAGTAGATATCCGATTAGGTACCAACGACCAAACTGTTATCCCTAACTTCAACGATAACTATGCTGACCAAGTGCTCAATTACGAATTAAAAACCGGATGGAGTACGCAACGTGTACAAGGTGACGCATGCAACGCTATCGAATTAACTATCAGCTTCCCTAATGGCTTGTATTACTCCAACGATACAGGCGGTATGGACGCAACATCAGTTACCATTGATGCGGAAATTCGTAAAGTAGGTGAGAACGAAGAGTGGCATAAGTTGCCACTCTCCAACCAAAAGGGTATGCAAGCCTTCGTTAAGAAATCCGGTGACGGATGGTCCTTTACACGTCAAAAGTCTGATGCGGAAATCGCAGAGGGCGATTATAAGGGCAAAGTTACGGAGGCAACTAATACCGCCTTTTATCGTGTGTACCGTTTCGATAACCTCGATAAGGCCCAATATGAAGTCCGTGTTCGTTGCTCCAGTAAGGACGGTAACTCTATCCGGTACAGTAATAAGGTGTACTGGAACCAATTGACACAGATTATATACGATGACTTCGTGCATCCAGGCAAGGCCTTAATAGGTATTAAAGCGTTGGCCACATCTCAGTTAAATGGTTCTGACCCTGAAGTATCTTGGATACAGGAACGCTCCGCCGTGTATGTGTTTAACCCATATCAACAAAAGTACGAGGTCCAACGTGCGGATAATCCGGCATGGGCGGCGTATGATCTACTTCATATGGCGCGTAAGTTTGGCGATGAATACGTCGTGTTTGGCCAACCGCATGGACGCATGGATTATGACGCGTTCAAAGCCTGGGCAAGTAATTGCGATAAGAACGGATTCACGTTCAACTATATCTACGATAGCGCTAGTCGGTTATGGGATGCACTCAAATATCCGGAAAACGTAGGCCGAGGTAAAGTCATTCCACAGGGGACACGCTTCACCTGTGTCAGTGATTATAAGTCAACGCCTGTACAGTTATTCACTGTGGCCAACATTAAGCAAGGTAGCTTCTCCGAGGAGTTCCAGGGAATCCAAAGCCGTGCCAACTCCGTGGAAATCTCCTTCCTTAATAAGGATAAAGACTACGAACGTGACGTTATCCCGGTGTATGGCGATACCTACGATGAATCGGATACACTTACCAACCCTGCACAAATTGAGCTCATGGGATGTACTAGCCTAGACCAGGCGTTCAAACATGGTAAGCACTACCTACGATGCAATAAGTACGAGGTGCGTACTGTATCTATCGAAGCTTTCACCGACGCCATAGCGTGTACGATAGGGGATATTATTCTTATCCAACATGACGTACCTGAATGGGGCGAAGGTGGCCGAGTAGTAGCTGTTACAGGTAATACCATCACCCTTGATAAGGAAGTATCAACGCTACCCGGCAAGCAGTATCAGCTACTGATTCGTAACAGCGCTACGGATGCGGTGACTACGTTCACAGTACTAAGCGTGATTGGCCGTAACGTAACGGTTAAGGAAACAATTGCAGTCGAACCTGGTAGTGTGTATGCCTTTGGTGAATTAACCAAAGCAGCTAAACCATTTAGGGTGCTAGCTATCACGGAAGGCGGTACAGACCTTACTCGCAAGATACAGTGCATGGAATACTATCCAGAGGTGTATACGAGTGATGATGGCACTGTACCAACTATCGACTATAAGTCTGAGGTTGGTAGCGACATCGAGGATATAGGCCTCGTAAGTGATGTATACGGTGCGAATGGCATTATGTACTCACGAATCGCCGTCCGTTGGCAACTGCCTCGTGATGGCAAGATAACCAACGTGGTGGTTAACTATCGGAACGCTAAAAGTGATACCTGGAAATACGCGGGGAACTTCCCCGCATCACCTAATAGCACGGAGATATCCGATGTACTATTAGGGGCAACCTATGAGGTTAAAGTGCAAGCGATTAACGATTTAGGACAACTCACCACAGGGGTTACGAAGGAAATCGTGATTCCTAAGATGCAAGCGCCTGGCGATGTGCAGAACCTACATGTTATTAGTCGCTACAACCTAACAGCCGATAAGAGCGTGTACTATGACCTTCAAGTGATGTTCGAACCACCGGCTAATCCTGGCAACTTTGATAGCGCTGAGGTGTGGTACAAACTTAAATCTAAGAATGGCCAAGTTATCGCCGGTCAAGATTGGCAGTATGCCGGTAGTAGTAACAGTCAGGTTATTATCAAGGCTTTGGGACCTGGCGAAGAGTACGAGGTTAAGGCTGTGGCCGTGGATAGGTTCGGTAATCGTTCCGATACTGCCCAGGTAGTTGACGTCGTAGTCAAGGCGATGGACGAAGTACCGGACATGCCTAAGAACTTTACTGTAGCCTTTAAGGACCGCGCCACCGCATCATGGAACGATGTTCTAAACGCTGACGTGGACTACTACGAACTACGCACGGATAATGACCCCGGCAAGGATACCAACGCATTACTTGCGAAGGTGAAAGGTACCTCAGCTAACTTACCCCTTACGAAACGAAGTGGTACGGTGTACTTGTATGCGAGAAGTACACTAGGCAAGTACTCAACTCCGGCAACGTATTCGTATAACTTGCCACAGTTAGAGGCGCCTACGTTCGAGGTCAAGGACCAACTTGGAGGGTTCAGCCTGTACTTTGGGGCGAAGCCTCCACAGGCTTACGTTATCCGTTGCCACGTTATTGGTGATGATCGTACAGACGATTTAGAGACTACATCGAGTATGCTCACCTACTCCAATAAAGCCGGGGTATATCGTGTGCGGTGTGAATATGTCGACGTGTTCGGTAGTAGCTTAGTCGCTGAGAAGTCGGTCACTATTAAGGACAGAGTTGACAAGAGCCTACTTGACGCGGAAGCATTAGGGCTAAAAGCCATGGACGAATCAATTCAAGCGATGAGTTCTGAAGTTGGAACGATGAAAACCTCTGTTAATGGGTTCGAATCTAAATTGGTTCAACTTGATAAGGGCATTACCCAAAAAGTATCTGACCTTAATAAGAACCTATCCGGGCAAATTACTACATTATCCGAGGGTATCGACCTTCGTGTGACGCATGCTATCGGTAGTATGAACGGTAAGGATATTGTTAGCCGGATTAACTTATCCCCGGAAGGTACTCGAATTGATGGCAAGCTATTACACGTAACTGGCCAAGCACTGTTCGATAATAACATCATCACGGAGGGGATGCTCCAAGCTAACTCCGTGAGTGCGGATAAGATACAAGCCCTATCCATTAGTGGCGATAAGTTACAAGTAGATAGTATTACCGCGGATAAGTTAAAAGTAGTTAGCTTAGATACTATTACGGCAACGATTGGTACGCTCCGCACTAAAACGAGTGGCGCTCGGGTTGAGATATCCGATAACTTAATTCAAGTATTCGATGATAACAATGTACTGAGAGTGAGGTTAGGCCTATGGAACGACTAATTAAATGGTTAAAGGAAAAGCTGACTTCGTTATTTAGAAAGAAAGGTGATACTGTGCCAGCTGGAATACAAGTATTCGATAAGAAGGGAACGGAAATTATTTCAATTACAGACCGATTAACTCGCATTGTTGGAGTGAAACGATTTGACACTATTGAAGCTAGCGGTAGTGTAACGTTAAACCTAGCCAATGGCCAACATATTTGGTATTTCCTTAACGCATACACAGATGATAATGACGTCAATATTATGAACTTTACAAACTTATATGACCTCATAGTAACTGACGATACCATCTCATGGAAGCTTCACTCTTCTGCCGAGCAGTATAAAGGACTGCCATGTAAAATAGCGTTGATATACGGGGTGATGTGATATGAACTATTTTGAAATCAAAAATGCAGACGATATTTTGACAATTAATGATAGCGAATCATGCTTATACCTAAAGTATCGGATCAATTTAAAAAATCTACCGTTACATGATAGAAGGGTGGAATCGGGATTTGAGTATTTATATAAAGGCGACGGTATTGCATATATTAATACTCCTAGGGGCACGTATCAGGCTGCTATGTATATCCCTATTCGTTTAAGAAAGCCGGATGAGTATTACGCGTATGCATTATCCTGTAGCGCTTCTCTACGGCATGTGCGCCTTACAGAAATTCGTAATCAAAGACACCCGGATAGAATCGATCACTGGACAAATTACTTACAGGTGACATTTGAATGTGATCGCGTTGAGGACATTCGTAAGATTACCGATTCTATTGAAATCTATGTATACTCTAGCCGGATGCCTAAAACAGGTACTTCAGGGCTAGAGGTATTCGATAAATACGGCGTACCTATGTATAACAGCAACTTACCGACTCTTCGCATTGCTCAGATTATCCGTAAGGAATTTAACAGCGATACGCTTCTTAGTAAGGTCGACTATGAAATGGGTACCATTAAATTCCAGGGAATTAAGAAACCTGGTATGTGTTATGTATATCCTATCTTAGATATTCACACCACCACAGGCGGGTATGCTCAGCACTATATCAACTGGAACGGCGATAGCGTGATAATTGATACCAATTATAGGGGGGAAGTAGGTACACCGCTAGACCCTCAATCTGTCAAAACTACACAGGTATTAATCTGCGAACTAGATGGGACTGAGAACGTTCCTTCAACCGACGAAATGGAAATCTGAGGAGGCCTATATGATTGAACAAGACATCACATTATATGCGGGGCAGGACTTTAGTATGACCTACGTCGTACCACCTGGCTCCGATATGGACCTAAGTCAATATCAGGCTGTGTGCAAAATTCGTAAACGGCCCTATGATGATATGAAATGAGAGTTAACACCTGT